GGCGCCGATGTTGTAGTCGACCAGGTTGACCACGATGCCGATCAGGCCGGCGACTTCCTCCATCACCTGGCATTCCACGATGTCGCTCACGCCAAGAGCCGCAGCCAGCTCCTGCCGGGTTGCGTATATGCGCCGGCCCAGCGTGTCCTTGATCAGGAGCATCCGGGTCAGGTACGGCAGCGAGGTGAACAGCACGGGGTTGCCCGAGCCGTAGTAGAACCGCATTCCCCGGACAACACCATCGACGATCTCGTCATCGGTGCTGCTCGCGTCGGTCAGGTCGACGTTCACCACGGTGGCGTACAGCTCGTCGTCGCCGTAGATCGGGCGGACCTTGTCGGGCATGATCTTGTCGGCGTCGTCCACATCCCGGCCGTCGCCGATCAGGATCGCGCGGGCGAGCTCCTCGTCCAGCATGATCCGCATCTCGGTTTGCAGCCACTGCACCACGTCGAAGTCCGTGATGTCCAGGATGTCATCCCGGTCCAGCTTCTGCTTCTTGTAGACGGTCTGCGGAGTCGTGATCCTCTTGGCGATCCGGAAGAACTGATCGCGCTTGAGCGCGCCCTTCACGTAGCCCTTGGCACGAGCCTGTGGGAGCGTGATGTCCGCGTTCCAGCTGCGGATCCGCGAGAACGGGGTCTTGTGCACGCCGCCAAGCACGCCGGCCACCCACGCCATCCGGCGGGAAATGAACTCGGGAGTCTGGGTGACGGCCTGGTCGTACGGGAACAGGGTCGAGATGTCGTCGACGCCATGCGCCAGCGCGAACTGCTCGACAGCTTCCTTGAGCGAGCCGCCCTTCTGGGCCTGCCCGAAGATGCCCCGGATATCATCGCCGGTCACCACGTGGCTGTCTGGGAGTGCCGAGTGCAGCAAGAACTTCCCACCCGAAACCGGCGGCTGACCGGCGTTCTTGTCGGTCTGGTCGAAAACGTTACGGCCCACTGGGTTGTCGCCTTCCTTGTCTGAATGATCGGTGTTGCCGGGGTCGGTTCCTGATTGCTGCGCGGCGCCGCCTCCATCTTCCAGGGCCTGGCCGACCATCGCGTACACAAGGTCACGCTGCTTGGCCGTCATGCTGTCGAGAATCTCCTGCGGAGTGGTGGCGTTCTCCTCAGCGACGTCTTCCGCATCCGGCTTAGCAGCTGGAGCGGTTGGAGCGGCTGGAGCGGCATGGGTGATGGACGCCAGCGCTGGCTTGGCCGGGACGCTGCCGCCGGTGGCCACTGGAGCAGGCACAGCGTCAGCGATCTCGATCAGCGCATCGGTGTAGATGAACGCCTCACCATCCACGATGCCATCTTCGGCGTGTGCCAGGTTGATGTAGTCGATGAGCGCACCAGGATTGGCGCCTGCAAGAACCAGGCTCACTTCCTTGATGACGCCATGAACCACCTGGCCGGCCTTCTCGATCAGCTGGTTCGCATAGATCGAGAGCGCGGTGAGATCTCCGTGTATCACCGAGGCCTTGGCTGCCTTGCCGCCAGGAGTGTCGTTGAAGAAACCTTCGACTCGCACTCCTTCGCTGTGCTCGAGCAACTTGACATGCCCCAGCACGTTCTCAATTTCATCGTGCTGGTGCTGCCAGACGAGTGGGACGGTCACGCCGTTGACGTTCGGGAACGCATGTGACAGAATGGTCCGGCCGTCTGCGCACTTCAACCCGAACTTCGTGGCGAAACCCTTGAAATCAGGCAGATCTGCCATTTTGACTAATTGCTCCTTGACGTTGTGGCGGCTCAAGAGCCGGCAGCGAAGTTCTCACTTCGGCTGCTCCTACCTGCGCCGGAAGCTCCGTAGGAAGCTCAGCCTTCGCAGCTGGGATGTTCTTGTTCAACAGCTTGTCGGCCTTCGGATCGTCGGACGGCTTCCACCCGATGACACTGCGCATGTCGTTGGACGATGCGACTTCGTTCCGGGTGAACTTGTCCACGATCTCTGCAAGATCCTTGACCGGGACCAGATCGAATGGGTTCCGGAAGTAGCTGATGGTCTGACCTTGAGACCTCGCCGTCTTGGTTAGGAAGGTACGCGTCATGGCTTCGCAGATAGCCGCCAGAATTGGTTTGATCGACCGGTTGTAATAGTTGATCATGGTCGTTTCATCAGCAGTCCCGTTCATCACTTCTTCGGTGATGCCGAGCTGCGCGTAAAGCATCTTCGTCAGGTATTCGACCTGAGCCATCAAATTGTTCTCGACCGGCCGGTTCAGCTGAACAACCTTCTCAGTGCCGTCGGCGTAAGCGATTCCGTGCTTGGAGCCTGCGAGCTGGAACTCGATCTCCTGAAGTCTCTTTTGTGCTTCCTGCCTTCGTGTTTCGGTCTTGATCGTGTAAGGAAGCTGGATAATGATGTCTAGTTTGCCGGAAGCGCTTTGCTCGTCGACCGCGTCCAGAAGGCTGAGTTTCCTCAGGAGCCTCTGCAAGGTCGAGCTTCGGTCATTCATGACCGTGTATAGCGGGTTTTCGACGATCGCCGCGACGCTCTTGGGAAGAAGTATATCCCGCTGGATGCCGCCGGTCTTTTCGCGATCGTCATACACCCGGACAATAACATGCCGTGGAAACCAGTTCACAACGCGGCCGACACGCATGGTGTTGACGTCGTATCCGCCAGAAGTGATCGGGCTGATCGTTGTGTCGATGGGAACGATTGCGACGACGCCCTGTTCGAACAACGACAGGACAAGATCTTCCCTGAACGCTGTCGCACCCTGATCGATATTGGCCTCAACGCTCAAGCAATTGCTGATGCCGCTATCGATATCCTCCTGATACTGATGGTTATCGTTCAAGCGAACATGCCGGATAGGAATTAGCGAGGTGTCAATCGCCATTCTGGCATATATCGCTTCGACAATCGTCTTATAGCCCACGGTATAACTATAAGACGTGCGATTAGAACGATAACCATATGAAACGCCGAGCTCCTGTGTGTTGGCCAGCACAGGGTTGTCTTCCTGAGTGCTAAAGGCGTTCCAGGCATGCGCAAGCCGCTGTAGAAATCCCAAGAGGTAACCTCCTCTCTACTCGAAGGAATCTTTGTTCAGCTTGAAGGCTACCCATGCGTCCATCAGCGCAGCCACATTGTCGATCTTCTGTTCCTGGCGCTTCTTGAGCAGCTTCCTGTTGCCGTTCGTGTCTTCGAGAGTTATCGCATTGCCCATCGCCCAGGACATAAGCACTTCATCGAAGATCAGCATTCTCTCTTCAGTGATCTTCTTGAGCTCGCCTAGCGGAACCGATTCGGTCCTTGCGCCCTGAATCACTTTCTCGAGCCCGAACGGCCCGTTCTCCTGCTCCCACCGGGTGATGAACTCCTTGGCGTTGTACGGGTCGTACCCGAGAGCCCGGACATCGTACTCATTTGCCAGGAGCCACCGCTCAACATCTTCATAAACCTCCATCATGTCGAGAACTGTGCCCTCAAGCACGTGCAGGCTTCCCTCATCGATGAACTCATCATACTTGGCACGCATGGCACCAGGCAGTCTCATCATCGTGAAGTTGGAGATGTAGCTGCGGGTTTTGACACCGAACATGCCGTTCGGCAGCGGGAAAAGAAGAGTGAACGCACAGAAGTCGTCGCCTTGTGACAGGTCGGCTCCAAGTGAGCAAGGCATGCGCCAGAACTCGCGCCTGCGATGCGGAAGGGTCTCTTCATAGGTGAAGAAGTAGGTGTAGCCCTCCATCGGAATGCCGAACCGCTTTGCCAGAATGTCATTACGGGCTGCGGGGGCTTTCTCAGCACGCTCAACGTCCTGATGGTACGTTTCATAGCTGACAGTGATTCCGAGATTCGGATTTGCCTTCAGCCACATGGACGGATCAGCGACTTCCTCGAGCTCATCCAGCCGGTAATGCCAGATCGAAACATGAGGATTAGGATAGTCACCGCGAAGTATGTCAGCTAGTTCCATTTTGACCGTATCACCGCTGCCGTTCCGGACGGTCCCTTCGGAGCTGGTGGCAACGATGATGTAATTGGGCAGCTTCGACGCTCCTTGTTCCAGGGCGCCGATGACATCCTCCCTGATGTCAGTGGACAGCCATTCGTCAACGGTAGCGATCTTGGATCGCAGCCCCTGCAGCTTGCCTACTGACATTGGCCTGATCTCAAGCAAAGATCCGGTCAGGAAGTTCTCGATCCCTTTCTTGGTAGACGCCAGCTTCTGCCGGTTGGCCCGGCTGCCCGTGGTGTTCTGTATCGAGCCTTCGGTAAGGAACCTGAACAATGGCCCCACGGCTCTGGTAATGGCCGTCCGGAAGGGCGACATCACTTCTTCGGCCTGCTTCATTGTCGGCGCCGTAGTAATCTGATGCGTCGTTGTAACATCGACGTTCAGGAAGTACGCTTGCAGGCACATGGCGTACATCGACTTGGCGGCGCCTCGGGCGACGATCAGGTATTGCTTGTTCACCAGCCGCTTCTTGACCAGCTTACGGACGTAGTGCCCGCCATGCCCATCAGGGTTAGGCGTGTAGACCGATCGCTCGACGAAGTAGAACCAGGCAAGCAGCGATTCTGCCCAGAGCTTGAAGCTCTCCAGCATGAAAAACTTATCGCCGTTGGTCAGAGTCAGCTCAGCTTCGCAGAACCGGATGAAACCGTCAATTGCGTTGCTGTCGTAGTAGAAGTTCAGGTCATCGATGAGCGCATCGATCCGGTTCATCTCCATCGAGATCTCCCGGTTAACCGGAATCTCCCCACGCAGAACAGCGGCACGGAACTCGCCATAGTACTTCGGCGTAGCCGTATTCGACAGGCTCATCTACCCTCCCTTCTACTTGGAGTGCTTGCCGCCGCCTATCACGTTCTTGGCCACCCAGGCTGCGCCCTTCGGGCCGTACTTGGCGGCAAGTATGGCAGCGGCTTTCCCGCCTTGCTGAACGGCTTGCTGCCGCAAGTACCCCTCGACAGCCTTCTCGCCTTCACTCTTTCGCCGCGTAGTCAGGCTCTTGAATTGCTGCTCCTGTTGCAGCCGAGTGTTCAGGTTCCTGAGATCATGGGTGCTCAGCGCCGAAGTGCCATGCTTTCTGGCGATGTTCAGCGACTCATGAGCTCGAGCGGCATCAGCATGAACTGGAGGTGATGAGCCGCCTCCGCCCCGGCCGAATACGTGTGCTCCCCACTTCATGCCCTTCCGGCCGAAGTGCGCGATCACCGCTTCCACGTCAGCCTTAAGCGCCGACTGCTTGAGCGAGCCGTTGGCATTCCAGGTATCCGGAATCTTGCTGGACAAGCCCATCTGCTTCGCCCGCTCGATGATATGCCGGCGAACAGCATTCCGGCGAGCGGTCTCAGACTCGTTGTTGGTAGGCGTCGCCCGGCCAACAGCATTGATCGCATTGCCCAGATCACTGGAGTTCCTGATGTAGAACGATCCGTCCGGCATCGCGGCACCGCTCCTGGCAAGCGCGGCCCGTTGCTTAACCGTCGGGACGAAGTGGACCAAGATTTGATAGTCCTTGGCCAAATCATCAATCACGTGTTACCTCCTCTCGGAATATCGCAGGGACGAGAGGCCGGTCAGGCGTAGAGCCACTGCAGGGTCGGCGCCACGGAGTAGGTGATGTTGATCGTGGAGTTCGGGCGCAGGCGGAACCGGCCGGACGTGGTGGCGGTGAGGGTCACGCCGTTCTTCTTGATCACGGTAACGGTGCCGCCACTGATGCCGACTTCGACGTCCCGGCCGGAAGTGTTCTTCATGTCCACCGTTGATGCGGCGAGAGCCGGGGCGCCGGCCCAGACACCGACGGGGGCAGCGGCATTCTGGGCGGCCTGGGTGACGGTGAGCTGCTGTACGTCGACCATTTTGAATTTGCTCCCTTCAGAGCATTGAGAACTGGAACATCTCAGAGGGCACGATCTGCTTGACGGCCTCTCCTCTCACACGCATCTTGTGCATGCTTATTGCTATTGCCGCGAATGTGATTTCCTCACTGAATGCGGCTATGCCCATCTTCTTCAGGCTGACAGCTCCTGAAGAGTCACTGATTCCTTCACCAGTAGCAGCGATGACCATCTTCTTCAGGCGGGGTTCGCCCTCGATGTCAGTGAATCCGCCGCCCGTCCCGGCGATGACCATCTTCTTCATCGACGGGACACCGGAGCCGGCAGTGATCGTCAGGCCGGAGCCAGCAACGCCCATCTTCTTCAGGCTGATTGAAATCGAGGCAAGTGACGCTTCGCCTTCGAATCCAGCTGGCTTCATCTTCTTCATGCTGATGGCGCCGGTGCCGGCAGTCATCTCCGTGCTTGTGCCAGCAACGCCCATCTTCTTCATGGAGGGGCCACCGGAGCTAACAGCTATTCCAGCTCCCGCTCCGGCGACACCCATTTTCTTCAGCTGTATGAGAGCTGAAGCATCTGAAACCCCTGAACCGGTGCCGGAGATGACCATCTTCTTGAGCCCGGGACTGCCGGTGGCGGTCGAGATGTCTGTGCCAATCGCACTAACAGACATCTTCTTCATGCCAGGCCCGCCAGAAACGACGGAGACGCCTGCTCCGGCACCGGAGACCGACATCTTCTTCATGCTGACATCAGCTTCAACGTCAACAAAGCCGGCGCCGGAGCCCGCGATGGACATCTTCTTTAGCCGCGACTGTATGGTAGCTACAGAGATGCCCGCTCCGGCGCCGGAGATCTTCATCTTCTTCATCTTCGGCACGCCAGAGGCGTCCGAGAACCCGGCACCAGAGCCGGCTGGCTTCATCTTCTTCATGGCCGGCGCAGCAGTCGCAACAGCCACTTCCGTGCTGACGCCAGCGATGACCATCTTCTTCATGGCCGGCACAGCAGTTGCAACAGCCACTTCTGTGCTGGTGCCAGCGATGACCATCTTCTTCATGGCCGGTGCAGCAGTCGCAACAGCCACTTCTGTGCTGGTGCCAGCGATGACCATCTTCTTCATGGCCGGAGCGCCAGTCGCTGCGCTTATGTTGATGCCAGCGTTGTAGTGCGCCGACACCCGGGTTTGCGACAGTACCGATTGGTAGAGCGCAACTTCGTCGATCAGCCCGTTAACTGCTCCCACGGTCTTGTTAACCGCGTCGACACCGATGCAAAGGCCCGTTGTTGTGGTGGTGAACGAGGTAATGGTACTGGTCCCGGCCGCATCTACACCGTCCACGTAAATATGCGGAGTGCTGCCGTCCCAGGTCATCACGACATGATGCCAGGCCGTCGTGTCCGCGAACGAGGCTGTTGTGGTGAACGACTGGCCTCCGGTGTCCAGCCGCAGCGAGAACTTGTTTGTAGCCGTGAGACGAGCCAGCGGCGTGTTACCGCCCTTGCTGACGAAGTTATGCGCGACACCGGAAGCTGCTATCTTGTACCAGAACTCTATCGAGAACGGCCCGTTGCCCAGGTCATATGCGGGGCCAGGGCTTGACGCCGTCTGCAGGTAGTCAGTCCCCGTGCCAGGGAAAGACACAGCCTTGTCGCTGTCATTGAAAATGGCACCGGTCTGGGCGAACGTCACCGTGCCGGTCATCGCGGCGTCCACCTGATTGAGCACAGCCGGATCGCCTTTAGCCGGCGCGGCACTGTCACCCAGCCGGTAGTAGACGCTCGGATTGTCCGTGAGCACAGCGCCATGATAGGTCGCTGGATCGAAGTGGGTGCCCGTCGCGGCGATGCCCATCTTCTTCATGGCCGGCGCAGCAGTCGCAACAGCCACTTCTGTGCTGGTGCCAGCGATGACCATCTTCTTCATGGCCGGCGCAGCAGTCGCAACAGCCACTTCCGTGCTGGTGCCAGCGACGCCCATCTTCTTCATCTTGGTCGCACCAGTACAGACAACAGCCGTCGCAAGCGTTTCGGTGAACGTGACGTATGTGTCGCCGCTCGCCGCTGCAGTCGGGCCATCGTACGAGTTGGTGATGGTGCCAGCACCCATCGTGCCGACGTTCTTCACCAGCAGCGTGACCTTGATCCGGTCGCCATTGCTCAGCGCTCTCGATGTTGGCGTGACCGCCTGGTTCTTGGCAGCATCGCTAGTGGTGTACTCCGCCGCTACCGTCGGAATCGTCTGCTCCGCGACCATCGTGTCGATCACATTGCCCAGATAATCGCAGTGCTCGATTTTGATTCCGGCCGTAGCGTTGTTGGCCGTCGAGCCTTCCCGGCCACGGATGTTGATTGTGATGCTGCCCGAGACCGTGACAGCAGCCAGCGGGGTAGTGAACCATGACTGTGCCGTTCCGCCGGCCGTATCAGAGACTGGAATGCTCGTGCCGCTGGCCGTGCTGGATGTCTGCAGGTTCGCGCTTGCCGCGCCACGGGCGGTGTCCAGTTTCTTCTGCCCCGAGCCGCCAAGATCCGAAGCGGTCGAGCGCAGAAACATCTGTGTAGACACGACCGCTCCTAA